ATTGGAGTTAATAAAGTATCTGGTACAGGCAAAGCAGACCTGGCATTTGTGTCTCTGAAAGATAGGAAACTGACAGAAGTTTGCTGGGCATCACACAAAAAAGGATCTAAAGCAAGTGACTTCGGTCAATGGGGTGGTGTAACAAAACTGTACAATACAAATACTACAGTTAAGGAGTTTGTTGACTACATGCACCAAGTTGTGGGTAGAGATAAGATTTGGGACTTTACCAAGATGGGTGCCACAACACTTGGGATGAAATTGGATGGACCTTCTTATGCAAATCTTAGGAAGTATGCTGTCTATGGACCAAACTATGGTCAAAGCACATTTGGTCCTGAGAAATGTAATGTTGTTTTGCAAGGCAACCCGATTATTAAGTATGGTGCGAGACATTCAACACTAGATATGTCAGGTCACCTTGTAAAATTTGGTGAGGAAATGACTGGTGACTATGAACCAGTTCTGATGTGTATTAAGAAAGCATCTACCGAGAATATTATCAAAGGTGTAGGTAGAGCAGACACGGGTGGCAAGCCTGGTGGCGGTATCCAAGGAGCAAGATTCTCCATCTTCCCAGGCGGTGGCAGAACTGTCACACACTGGGTCATGAAGAACCAGCAAGGGCAGTACACTGTAAAGGAAGCGTGACACGATGAGCAAGAACACTCACCTAGAGCACCTAGAAGACAGCATCCTGTTAGACGGTAGTCAGGGAGCAAAAGACGCTTTCATATTCCTTGATGAACTGGCACAGACATTCTCTGGAAAGCAAAGAAATAACTTTAAAATCACTACAAAATGGGATGGTGCCCCCGCTATTTTCTGCGGCACATATCCTGGCACTGATAAATTTTTTGTAGGAACAAAATCAGTCTTCAATAAAGAAGCAAAGGTCAATTTTACTGATGGTGACATTGATGAAAACCATGGACATGCTCCTGGTCTAGTCGCCAAGTTGAAAGATGCTCTGAAGTATTTTCCCAACCTAGGTATTCAAGGTGTAGCACAGGGAGATTTGCTGTTTACTGACGACAAACAGATCAAGACTATCAATGGTGAGCGTTGTGTAGTCTTCACACCAAACACAATTACATACTGTATACCAGAGTCTAGTGACTTGTATGAGAAAGCGAAGAATGCAAAGATTGGCGTGGTGTTTCATACAAAATATACAGGCAGAACAGTAGAGACACTGAATGCTCGCTTTGGGTATGATGTCAGCAAACTCAGGAAGAGTCGTGATGTCCTGGTTTTGAGTGCAGAAACTGGTGAGATGGGCAATGATCTCATGCTTACGAAGTCTGAGGTTGCGACTCTACAGAGGATGCGTATCGCTTCTAGTAGACTAGTCACAGTATCCTCAAGTTTCTTGGATGAAGTTGCAGAACAGATTGCTGCTAAAGATCAGTTGACCGTAGGTCCAAGACTGAAGATCTATTTCAACACATATGTGCGTCAGGGAAGACGAGTAACTAGTGCAACCAAGTTCGTACAAGACTTCAAAGCATACTTTGAGGGTGAGGTAATGAAAGCGGTTGATAAAGTAAAGCAACCAAAGACAAAAGCAGCGAAACTAAAGAAACTTTATGAAGGCATGGAGTTTATTGAAAACAATGAAGACGCACTAATGAAAACTGTGGGTCTATATACTACGCTGCAGAATGCAAAGTTGTTCTTCATTCGCAAACTGGAGAGAGGAGAGCAACTGAGAACATATCTGAGAACAGAAGATGGGTATGAAATTACTGCTCCTGAAGGATACGTTGCTATTAGAGAAGACAGTACAGCAGTGAAGTTAGTTGATCGTTTGTCATTCAGCGTAGCAAACTTCAATGTATCTAAGGACTGGGTAGCAGGAGATAAATGAAACGAGTAGTGGTAGCGTGGGGTAGATTCAACCCACCAACAATCGGACACCAAAAACTGATTGATGCAGTCGCAAAGATTGCTGGTCAGGATGACTATTTCATCTACCCTACTCATACTCACAAGAAACCTAAAGATCCTCTACCTTGTGATTTAAAGGTTGAGTATATGAGGAAGATGTTTTCTACACATGCAAAGCATATTATTTACGACAAAAACGTAAACACTATCATTAAATTGCTGCAGACATATCAAGGAACTTATGCTGACTTGACTCTTGTCGCTGGTTCTGATAGAGTACCTCAATATGAGACACTGTTGAATAAATATAATGGTGTTGAATATACTTACAGGAAACTGGAAGTTGTTTCTGCTGGTGAAAGAGATCCAGATGCTGATGGTGCTTCTGGTATGTCTGCTAGTAAGATGAGAGCTGCTGCATCTGAGGCAAATGTTGCCGCATTTCGTAGTGGGATTCCATCTACATTAAATGATGCCGACATGATGAAACTCATGAAAGCAGTCCGCGATGGCATGGGTATTAAATGAAAGATTTTAGGAAGTTACGAGAAGAAGCAGTAAGGCAGGCACATCGTCAGAACGATGTTATCTGCGAAGGTGACATTGTTATGTCTGCTAGAACTGGGGAAAAGGGTGTCGTCCATCGCACTGGTGTAAACTACGCGATTGTAGTCACAGAGGACGGAAAGATGTTCCGTGAGTGGGTGAAAGACATTCGCACTATAAATAGACCATAGAAGATCTTCACTTTTAAACAATGGATAAGCAGAGACCTGTTAATAAAGTCGCACATAATGATGCATACTCATCAACATTGATGGAGATGTATACAAATTGGATGGATGGCGACTGCTTCCAAGGTAGCAACATTCCTGAGGCATTTGCTGGTATGGAACCTCAGTCACATGGTGCTGAGATTGAAGATACTACTAAGAAAAAGAAAGAAGCAAAGAAAGAAAAGTCTGTTGCTGAGTCTGCTCTCTGCGAAAAGTGTGGCAAAGAACCTTGTGAGTGCGAGACAGTTCTTGAGCGTGAAGAGATTGAGATTGATGGTGAGACAATCATCATTGAGAAGGCAAAAGGTCTTGATGGTAAAGCTTGCTGGAAAGGATATAAACTAGCAGGCACTAAGAAGAAAGGTGGTAAGACTGTTGATAACTGTGTCAAGGCACGATTTGAACCAGAAGGTAAAGAGATCTCTGAGAAGAAACTAGATCCAGTCGGTAAAGAAGACAAGGATGTAGATAACGATGGTGATCATGATAAGTCTGACAAGTATCTTCTAGCACGTCGCAAGAAGGTATCTAAAATCATCGCAATGTCTAAGAAAAAATGAAGTCATTCAAACAACTCCGTGAGGAGTGCGGTTGCAAAGACAAGGAACGTAAGACTAAAAAGAAGCAGCAGACTGTAGAGGTTATGCCTCAAGTTAAAGACGGTGCTGGCAAACTTATGGGTGTCAAAGAGGAGGCACCAGCGGGAAAAAAGTATGAGCGTATGATCAAACATATTAAAAGATCATACGCTAAAGATGGAAAACTCACAAAAGATGAGAAATCCATCGCATACGCTACAGCATGGAAGCATAAGAACAAGAATAAATAATTCATGCACTATGCTCTAACATCATGCTTGCATTTCTACTTCCCCTTGCCGCTAAGATCGTCAAGGATGCCGTTGCTAAAGTTCCTGACAACGAAGAACTAGGAGAAAAACTAGTTGAGATCTGCCTACTTGTTCTCAAGAAAGCAGTTAAACTGACCAAGACTGACATGGATGATCAACTACTAGAAGTGGTTGAGAAAGCAATCGCATCCCGCGAAGAAGCACCAGCAGAATAATCTATTTGGGGGACGCAAGTCCCCCTTCTTTATAAATAATCGTAGTCACAGTATAACTTGGAGCGTATCAATGTCTCTATACGGAAGAACTGACTCGGCAGCCAACGTCACTAAAGCTGGTAGAGGTATCGCTGCGTCGTCTCAAGCAAAAACTGTTGTTTTCGTTGACGAAACGGAAGCAGCACTAGCGGAAAACAAAGCACGTGGAATTAATGCCCCTGGTTGGTGGTCATATTTCACATATACAGATAGTTCGGGTAAGACTCGTCACAAGGCAGAGCATCTGGTAACCCTTGCTAATGCAGATCTCAATGCCAATGAGACTCAGAGTGATGATGCAATTGCAGCAGACGTTCAGAACATCGTTACTATTTCTGCACAACCTGCAGATGCATCTGTAACAGCACCTGCAACTGGAACCTTCGCGGTTACTGCATCAGTTACAACTGGTTCTGGAACCATTGCATATCAGTGGCAACTCAGCACAGACAGTGGTGCTTCATTCTCTAACATCTCTGGTGCAAACTCTGCTTCATATACAACTCCTGCAACTACCGCTGGAACTCTTGACGAGAATGGATATCAGTACAGAGTCAAACTCACCACCGATACTGGTGCTGCTGAAGTAGTCTCTACCGCTGCTACCCTAACTGTTGCATGATAAATGAAATTTGATGAATTGAACCAGGATAATTGGATCCTCTTTGCTATTAAAAATTATAATAACGCACAGTCAGTTACCTATGCTGACTTTGAGGAAGATCTGAAGAAGTTTAAGTACATCAAACGATTGTTTCGTAGGTATGAAACCTCGGGAGAATTGAAACAACATCTGATATTAAATCATATCATTCTGTTGTATAATGTATTTGGGGAGGCAGCAACGCCTCTCCTCTTCTTCAAGATTGAACAAAACTACTGGCCAGTTTTAAAATCATTCCTTTTATTTCTGGACAGACTTCCCCCAACACTAAATAAAGATATCAACGAACAATGTCTGAAGGAATTGAATCTGATATGAATAGCATCTCAGAAATGGTTGCAGGCGACGGCGGTGGATTATCAATGCCACCTGCTTTTGTTTTTGTAAATCCCAGACAGCATCGTAAATATAAAAAAGGCAATCAAGATGCCGTTGACGGGCGTACCAAAGGTGCCCGTGCTCTCATGTCTCGCATTAATCGTAGAAAAATGAAAGAAGAATTAGAAAATACTATTTCAGAAGCTGCTCCTTCCGAAACTGAGAGAGCACAGAAGCAGATCGGTCAGATGAAAAAACTGAACCGTCAAAAGGATCTTCAGAAAAAGCGTGATGAAGCTAAGAAGAAGATGCAATCTAAGACAAAGGAGATGGATGTGCTGATGAAGGCACGCCTTTCCGACTTTAAAAAGAAAGCGTCTTCACAAACGAAGAAACTTTCTAAGATGAATAACTCTGTAGAATTTGAATACGGTGAAAGCATTATGGAAAATCAAGATGTAATTCAAGTTGCACTGGATGTAGCAACTAGTGAACTCAACCCACAAGGTGAAGCATCATTCGCAAAGATTCAGTTCGGTGATGGTTCAACCCAAAGTCTAGACAATTTCTCAGCAAAGCGTATTGCTGCTTGTTATGCTCAGCTAGATGACACGCATAAGCAACAGTTCCAGTACATGCTGAACAAGGATGCTTCTACGTATCAATCTGCTCTTGACTTTGCTATTCGCAATGTCTGATCATGGCATTCGGTCTTGGTAAATTAGCAGTTTTAGAAAGTAAACTGAACATTTATGAAGATCTCTCTAAAGAGATGCTTGACAAACTTGAGAGAGCGGTAACAACCATCTCAGACAATAGCAACAAAATTGCTATTGTCTTGGAGCGCCATGAGAATCGTTTAGACGATAGTGAGAAGTCTGATCAACTTATCCTCAAGTTAATGGAGGATATGAAAGATCAGGAAGATAAGAATCATAAGATCCTACATGAGAGGATTGATAGAATACAGAAGAAGGTAGACTCAAATCAGAAGTTTGTAATAGGTGCAGGTGCTGTGCTCGCGACACTTGGACTTATTGCACAGATCGTATTTCCTGTCTATAAGACCTTGACACCCGCTGTCAGACCTGTTAGTATGGATACGATTGACGCGAATCTACCTTATGATGTGTCTTGATGCGAAGTACATTAACCTTGTCTCGCCTCAGTGAGTAAAGTTCGCAAAGAAAAAATCTGATCTGTATACATTCAGGTGCCCCTACTGTGGTGACTCTCAAAAGCACCGCAATAAAACTAGGGGTTATTTTTATCGGAAGCGCAATGATTTCTTTTACAAGTGTCACAACTGTGGCATCGGTAGAACCTTCACAAACTTCCTGAAGGATCAAGCACCCCTGTTGCATGACGAATACATTCTAGAGCGGTATAAGGAGGGTCTGACGGGCAAATCTAGCAACACTCCTGCCCCTAAATTTGATATTCCCAAACCAAAATTTGATACCAATATATTTTCAAATCTTAAAAAAGTAAATTTTCTAAATAAAGAACACCCCGCCAGAGCATACTTAAGCCAACGTCAAATTCCAGAGAGTTTACTCTCAATCTTTTACTACGCAGAGGACTTTAATGCTTGGGCAAAACTTAACAATAATCAAAAGGAATACAGAATTATCATCCCCTTAATTTCGCAAGATGGGAAGGGGTTTGGTTATCAGGGAAGATGTCTCGATAAGAATACGAAACTAAGATATATCACTACAATCTTGGATAAAGATTATCCAAAGTTGTTTGGACTTGATAGAGTAAACAATACACAAAGAGTATATGTCACAGAAGGACCATTTGATTCATTATTCATATCAAATGCCATTGCAATGTGCGGATCTGATGTTACGTTGGATGACGCTAAGTTCAATGACCTCGTATACGTTCTGGACAATGAACCTAGAAATAGGGAGATCGTCAAGAAGTATGAAAAACTAATTCAGTCTG